TGATGGTAAATATGCAAATATTGAATCTGGTATAAGTTTACCTGCAAGAAGTATATCTTTATTAAACGAACCAAAAAGCCCTCCATCAAACTTACAGGCATCTGAAAGAATTGTTGTTATAAATGCTCTCGCTGTTACTAAATTAATTTTATCTTGGGTATCTGTTACAGGTGTAAGTCAGTATCTTGTTCAGTACAGATTTAACAATACAAACTGGGTTAATGAAGTTGTATTTAGACCTGACTTTGAACTTATTGGTACAGAAGCAGGAACTTATGAATTTAGGGTATTTTCATTTAATGCAGCCTTAAAATTATCTGCAACATCAACTGATTTAACATTTAACGCTGTAGGTAAAACAACACCACCAGGTGATGTTCAAAATTTATCAATGGAGCCTATTACTAATAAATTGGTAAGACTCAGGTGGACAAAAGCTGTAGATCCTGATGTTTTACACGGAGGTAGAGTTTATGTAAGACATAGTAACTTAACTGATGGCAGTGGTACGTTTCAAAACTCTGTTGATCTTGTTACTGCATTGGCTGGTAATACAACAGATGTTGTTGTTCCTTCTTTGGAGGGAGAATATATTCTTAAGTTTCAAGATGACCAGGGTAACTTTAGTACAGGAGAAGCTAGTGTAATACAGGATTTACCTGATCTTATTGATACTCAGGTTATATTACAGGATAGAGAAGATTTAGATAGCCCTCCATTTCAAGGAGTAGATACCAATACAACATTTAATACTACGACCAGTGCATTGCAGCTTACCGATCCAGCAGCAAACGCAACAGGAGAATATGCTTTTAAAGATGTTTTAGATTTAGGTGCCGTATTTTCTCTTGATTTAAGAAGAGTAATACGTTCTGTTGGTTTTAATATAGGAACAGATATAGAAACTATTATTCCGAGTGGATCTCTTTGGGATGATTATGCAACTGATGGTAATTTTGACGGTCCAGCAGCAGATGAAGCAAACTGTCAGATACAGGTAGCAACATCTCAAGCAGGGTCAGGGAGTTTTGGATCGTTTAATAACTTTGCCAATGGTACATTTAAAGGTCGTAGGTTTAAATTTAAGTTGGTTTTAGAAACTACAAATACTGCTCAAAACATGAATGTGCAACAGGCAGGATTTACAGCAGAATTTCAATCAAGAACAGAACAAAATTATCAGACAGGAGGCAGTACTTCTACTGCACCACAATCATCTGGTACATCTGCAAAAGCTGTGACATTTGGAACACCGTTTTTTGTTGGTACTTCATCTTTAGGAGGAGCAAATGCTTTCTTACCTACTGTTGGTATAACAATTCAAAATGCTCAATCGGGTGATTTCTTTACTGTGACTAATGTTTCTGGTACAGGATTTACTGTGAATATTAAAAATGGTTCTAGTTTTGTTGATAGAACTTTCACATTTCAAGCTGTAGGATATGGTAAAGGGGTGTAATATGGAGAAAAGTATTCTGTAAATGAGTCAGGTATCAGACTACAACATAGCTAATGCGTCAGGTGCTTCTGTAAGAAGTGACCTTAATGCTGTTTTTGATGCGATAAAGACTCTTAATAGTGGTGGTTCTGATCCAAGTAATACGTCACCA